AGGATCCAGAAACTCCGACAGTGCCAAATGCCATTAACCCGGATTGCAGATTGTTTCTCCAGGCGTGAGCTCCTCGTACTGCTGAATCCAGGCTCTCGGAATGCCTGCTCAATGGAAGCTCTTGCCAGCCCCCCATCGGTCGCAGCCTCCCGTCTCTGAATCTGACGAAATTTCCGGAAAGCCACCGTTGCTTAACTTGCCTTGGGGTCCCGTCTGTAAACCCTGGCGGGAAGCTCGTCTCAAGAAGTCTTTTTGGCATTCTGTCGATATCGTTTGAGTGCTTTGATTCCCAACACAATCGCAAAAGGAGCTCCCAGGAGAGCGACTGCTCCCTCTGCAAAACCTGACTCTAACGCCAGATCCAGAACACCGAGAGCCTGATCCTCGAGAGCGAGCTCGGTCTTGGCGACGAGCTCCTCGGTGACTGCATCAGTCGCTTTTTCAATCAGCGTCTTCTCAGCCCCTTCCTTGATATAATCCAGTAGTACATCTTCCATCAGTAACTCCAGACGGCTGGGGGATCATCATCTCGATCATCCACGTGGAGGTAGCGGGATTCTACGGGTCCTCGGAAGTTGCAGCCCAGCCCTGTGAATCCGTGTTTGATCGCAAGCTCTAGTAGCCGATAGCCGTCATATCCAACGAGTAGATCACAAGCCCTACCCTGTGTGTGATAACCTGATTTTGAGGCTTTCTTAGCCTCAACGGGGTGAGTGAAATCTCTAAATCCAGAACTGATCCGAATCGGTTTGCCGTACTCCTCTCGGAGAGCCTCCAGGCGATCCAGGAACAGCTTGGACATCTTGCAGATTCCAGTGTGCTTGCACTGCAGTTCCTGCTTGGAAAATCTTGGAGAGTTCTCAACGTACTCGGTCATTCTTCCTTTTTACCCTTTTTCACTGTGAAGCATCACTTTCAGTTCGTTTATCGAAATATGCAGATCCTGCAGCACCTTTGCTGTCTCCTGCATTACGGTCATTAGGCTCTGATAGGAACTCTTTTGAAGTTCTAGAATTCTCATATCTGCCTCCGTATCTTTGCTCACCCACATATCCCTCTCTTTATAAGCTTCCTGCCTTAACTGCTCTCTCTCTAAACGGTAGCTCTCCCTTTCCGTTTGAAAAGATTTTTGCAAATGCCAGATGTAAACGAAACAAGCAGCGAGACTGCCAAGTGTCCCTCCTAAGTCTGATAATAGTTGTGCTAATTCTGGCATTACTCGGCCTTGTTGGGGTTAGCGGAAGATGGAAACGTTTATATATTTCGTGTCTACGACACTACCAGCAAAAGTTACAGAGTTAACTCGTACTGCAGTTGTGGTCGGTGCTGCTTCATTCCCATTACTGCCAATTCGATTTGCGCCTAGAAACCCAGAAGCAGTTCCATTACCCGCATAGCCAGTTGTGCCGACTGTACAATAATTCGCATCAGGCATCGCAGTTGTTAGATTGATCTGGTAGTCACCTATCCCGTTGTCGGAAATACTTGATACATTGTAAGCGGCACGGATTGCAACTGTTCCCGTCCCATTAAAATTCACCCACGCACGGCATAACCCTCCTGCTACTGTCCCTGGACTGAGTGCTTTCGTTGAATTGTAGAAACTAATTGGTTCACCACCAGCAATGCCAACACCGTCTGTATCTAACCCTGCTGAAATCACCACTGAACTAGCACCTACAGATGAAACCGTTGTGCCTGTCGCAATCCCCTCGCCAACTACATAGTCCCTTGCTGAAATTCCAGAGACAGATGCCAGATTGATTGTTGTTGCAGTATCGGAATGAGATCCGCTGAATGTGGTATGCGTTCCTTGGACCTCGGAGGTGCTGGCAAATCCTGCTCCGACATCTACCAGTTCATTCTGCATATCGACACAAAGGACATCCCCCTCTACGGCTGCTGTGGTTAAAACTACATCAGAACCATTTGTGGCAGTATAATCTGTTGCCGCGAGACGTATCCCGTTAAGTGTTATCTGGATAAAATTTGGGACATATCCTGCAGTTGCAAAAGTCGTCTGTCCACCACTCGGGACAGTAAATTCTTGAATCGTTCTGGTACTGTGCGGGACAGGTTGATTGCCAAGATACGACATATCAGATGCTCACGGCTTTGAGTTCTTCGACAGTGGTACAAGAATCAACCAGATTTGTTATATCTCTCAATCTCTGCTTCTCCTGCACGATGGCAGTCGTATCTTCGCCAGCTTCTTGTGCTCGCATATAAGCTACGTCCTGCGCTTCTAACAAAGGCTTGCGCTCCTGTCGTAGAGATTCTTTTTTGATCTCTTTGGCCTTGTCAATATTGATCGTAATCACGCACCTACTCCATCGTAACTGTTGGTGAAATCATAGTCCCACGCATTCCGAAATTCTCGGTCTGCTGGAAGTTCTGAACTGTCGATAATTTTGTACTTGACGCCTGTCGGGACATCTTTAGCACAGATTTGTTCCAGTGTTAGCCCACAGTTCGGGGCTGGTACTAAGACACTGATTGTGCCTTCGTCATTGGGGAAAATTGCTAGTTTCATTTTAAGCCTTATAAAAAACAGCAAACGTCATTACAGTCCCATCTACAAGTGTGCCACTGGATGCGATTGTATTTCCAAATTTAAAGCTGGTTGGTGTATAATTGTTTGGAACTAATTGTTGAGAAGCCTCAGCGTCTGCAGCACCCCTTGTTCCACCTAAAACGACACAGTAATCATTATGATCTAGCGTTTGATTAAACGTAACAGTATAAATACCTTCCGAATGATCTAAGATCGAACTGACACCAAAGGTGCTTTCATCTGATAAACCAAGTGTTGCAGGATCGTAATCGGACGAACCATTAAATTTTCCAAACGCAATTAGTTTATGACCTGCATCTGCAATATCTCTCGCATTACTCATAAGTAGGCCACGTTACGTTGGTTAGTTGTCCGTTTTCGTCTAGTTGTGGGTCTGCTGTCTCTGGTAGATCCCGTAGGGCTTGCCGATAGTCGATTTGTGATTGGGTCATTGTTCTGTCGGATAGTGCCATCCAATCGGATTGTTGGAGTAGTTGGTTGCGTTGTTGGCGTAGTAAGCGTAGGGGTTCTTCAGCAGTTAGCTCTGCGATCTTTGCTTGGATTTGTTCTTCTGTTGGTCTTTCAAAATCACCGTGATAAAACACCCCATTATGAGTAAAACTGACTGGGCCAGCATATAATTCCCTAATAGCCTGATTTTCTGTTATCATTTCTTCACCTCATAAGCATAAAATGTAAAAGGAGAATTTTGATGAATCAAACGAACATTGCTTCCACCATTAGTACTTTTCAAAAATATCCGATAATACTGTGTTGTATTTGCTGAATAGTTTTGATGTAACATTTGTACTGAAGAATTATGTAAAGCCCCAACATAAATTGGATATGTAGAACTAACGAGTTTTGTAGAAGACGATTCTGTAGTTATACCAGAACTTGTGGAATAGTTTATGGTAGCTACACCAGTAGAAGATTGATTTTGGGATAGTCCTGCATAAAAGTTCACCACTATAAACGAATCAGCTGATGAACTTTTTGGAGTGATACTAATTTCCAACCCCATATCTGTATAACTACTGCTTGTCGTTTCATAATAAGCGATTGCATCTTCACTGTAATATGTTGAATGTGTTATCACATGCCCAGCAGGGAACGTAACCCCACTACCAATCGTTCCCTCATCAAAACTGACTAAACTGCTGGATCGTTTGCTGCCGATGTAACTCATTCTGAAATCTCCTCATAACTGGCAACTCCTTCCAAATCACTAGCAGCACTAGCTGTAAGTCGTAGTGAGTCCCCTTCTTCCAAGTACAGACTCGTAGTGCTCAAAATATCCAGAGTTGAACCTGCTGGCACTGGTGCAGATTTAATGATGTGGTAAGCAGTACTGGATCTATACAGATCGACCGTCACATTTGCAGATACAGACCCATCGACATTACTGATTAGCAGTGTGTTGAGTTTGAAGACCTTGCCGGATGCTGCCGAGTTGGTCACGATTGCCGTGGCACTCGTCCCGATTGCTTGGACTGCCGTTTTCCCTGTGATCGTACCAACTGAAACAATGTTAGGTGCTGCCATAAATTATCCGAATACGATTGCCATAGCGATTGCCTTCCCTGTTGTGATTCCGCCACCTCCCGACTCATCTGCGAATTCCAGAGCAGTCGCCCCAGTGTTGACCTTTAGCACTTGTCCTGCAGTTCCAATCGTAGTCAGTCCAGTACCTCCGTTTGCCGTTCCAAGGGTCCCAGTAACTGCTGTGCCGAGATCGTTGGTCTCTGCGGTGAGGTAGGTCTGAAGGTCTGAGATCTGCGATTCGGTGATGGAAAGTGCTGCTTGATGTTGAGTGACTGAGGATTGGGTGATGTTTGCGTCTGGGACGTTTACCCAGGTGACTGAACTACTGAGATCATTGCTCTCAGCAGTCAGGTAGGACTGCAGATCAGTGATCTGAGATTCAGTAATGGAGATCGTTTGAAACTCTAGGGCCGTTGCTCCGGTATTTACTGCTAGGACCTGGTTTGCAGTCCCGATTGCCGAAAGTCCTGTCCCACCATTTCCTGTTCCAAGGGTCCCTGAGACGTTGGTCAGATCATTTGTTTCTGCTGTCAGATAGCCACTGTCATTGGTCCACTGCGAGATGTTCCCAGACTTGTTCGTCAGGGTGTCTGTACTCGCAGCTGTGATGTAGGACTGAAGATCCGAAATCTGCGACTCGGT